AGTGGGTTCACGGATTGTTGATTTTAATCTCATGTTATATAAAAATACACATGACTGTTGCCAGTGTTGTTGGTGACGTGGTCAGCGGATTCAGGGCAGGTTCCAAGAGCGCCAAAACGTGGGGAAATTTCTTTACTGACGCGCTGAAGAGTGCGGATTCTCAGACGTACAAGTCATACTCGGAAGCCATGGGTATTGCCCTCACGGCAGAGCCAGCGCTTATCAAAACGTTCACCAACGCCGTGGACGACGACACGATAATGGCGGTCCTTAAAAACTCGGACAGGGAAGTCGCCGAGGCGCTCGTGAAAAACATGAAAAACGTGGATACAGCCAAAGCCGCCCTCAGAAGAGTCGCCGCGGCGGACCCAGCATTGGCCAGAACTCTCAATTTTGCAGATGTAAAATCTTTAGACTTCGCCGAAGTCGCCGCGAGACAAGGGGCGACGACTGCACAGGCGAAGGACCTCCAAGACGGTGCTTTGGGTATGATGGAAAAACTACCCGCAACCAACGCGGCTAAGACGAAAACTGTCCCGGCCGAGGCCGCCAAAACTGCACCCCTTTCCGCAACGGATGACGCGGCAGAGCAAACCGCAGTCACATGGGTCCGCGACAAGGGGGGTGTCGTTGAAGCCGTACCCGACGCCGACCTGGCTGAGGCCATTCGAAACGGTGGCGAAATCGTGAAAAACTCTGGCACCGTCCGTGAGGCTTTGGAAAAACTCGGCATCCTCGCCGTTGGCTCTGACATCGCGACTTTCACCAGAAGGCACTGGATGAAGATGGGTGCGGCGATGGTCATCCTGTGCATGGCTTACGACACCAATAACCCATTCACCGCCTTGGACCGCGCCCTCGATGACGTGGACGAAATCGTCGATGGTTTGAAGGACCTCGCGGATTCCGCAACAGAAATGGCTAAAGACGCCGCCGAGGGCACCTTTGACCTCATCGCCTTTCTCACCGAAAACTGGTGGATGTCCCTCATCTGCTGTTGCCTGATTCTCTTAATCGGCGTTGCCGCGACTCTGTCTTAAAGAATAGTTTGACCCTTTTTAATAATGAAAATCCTCTCCATAGACGTGGGTATTCGTAATCTCGCCATGTGTTTACTCAACGACACCGAGAACCTCATCGAGCAGTGGGACGTCAGTGGCATCCCCCCGCAACACGAAGACGGCATATACGTGTCTTTAAGAAAACACCTCGACGAACGTCCGTGGACCCTCGACGCCGACGTGGTCCTCATCGAAAAACAGCCCGACCGCAATAAGAAGATGGTGTCGGTCATGCACTTCCTTCACGCGTATTTCATCATCAGACGCCCCGACGCCCAAACCCTCCTCTACGACGCGCGACACAAGATTCCGGACGTGGCCGGCCCGGGAAGGGCGCAGTACCTGAAACGCAAGAAGACGGCCATCGAGCGGTGTCGCGAGTTCATTCACACGGGGGAGACCAACGCGCACTGGATTCCCACCTTTGACGCCTCGAAGAAAAAGGACGACCTCGCGGACACCGTGATGCAAGCCCTGTCCTACCGACCCATGTCTTCCGACACGACGACGACGCGCGCGAAGAAATCATCAAAAATCATCCCCAGAAAACCCAATGAAAACCAAAAACGCACAAAGTATTCGAAATCAAACTTGGCGTGGCTCTATAAGAATAAACCCGAGTGTGAAGTTCTCGAAAACAATAAACGGTTTATGAAAGATTTGCATCGCTATTTTAGAAATATCGATGAACTCGCTGATGCAATACGTTAGGACTGGGGATGTCGTGGCCATCGAGAAGTACTGCATGCACGAACTCCGCGAAGAAGCGGCCTATCGCGTGGCTGATATGGGGTTGGGGGCCTACGATGAAAAGAATTACATAACCTACTGGATGGCTTCTTACAGGGACCACGACGTAGCCCATGAAATGATACAATTGTTTGATAAAGCCGTGGGTTATGACCAAACTGTCTGGCACGTATTTAAAGTACCCACATACATCGCCGCAAAGGTGAGACGAAATCAAAAGATTTTACAATTTTTACCCCCAGTGAAGCAAGTGGACGCCGTGTACGACACCGACCTCATCTGATGGAGACCCTCGTACGACGCCTTAAGAACACCAAACCAGGACACGACATTCAGGTGCGACGCACGAGATGGATGGACGGGGTAGAGGACCTGTCTTCCAGGCGCGTGGTCAGACACAGGGATGGGGGCACGAGCACGTGGCCCGAAATCGTGTGCGAGGTGGTGAAGGAGGCATCTCTGCGCCGCAAGTGTTTCAAACAGTATAAAGTCGGGGACATCCTGGTGAAAAGGAAGAAAGTAGCGAACATATACGAAGACTACGAGGTGGTGTTTGTGTCGGGGAAGTTTAAAATCAGTGCACTCGACTCCGTGGACCGCATGCTCCGCGACGACGACTTACTCTTCGACGACGACCTCACACCGGAAGACGTTAAACACGTGAAATGTATCGTGCACATGCGAGGAGTTCCAGTTCAGAGGAACCTGTTCCCGCCGCACGTGCTCGACCTTTTCTGTGTGGTTCGACACGAAGGTGTGCTCTATCACTGCTATCGCACCTTGGTGTCGAAGCACGGTCTCACGGCAATTTCTCGGGAAAACCTCACCGAAGATGTGTACTCACAGAAAGAACTTTTTTGTAATAAAAACCCCCAGTAGATGCGATGACACCCCCAGAGTGGACACCATGGACAAACAATTCTCAAAATTTTTGGACGGTGTGAGTGATGCCTTCTTCGTGAAATACTACGATTCCACACCGTGTGGATTTCGATGGGCCGTCTTAGATTTCGAAGCCCACACCAGGGACACGGTGAGTCATCGTTTTCACTACTACCGATTATTCGGTGAAGACCCGGAACTCCACGAAAAACTAGTACAACGTTTCGACGAGAGACGAAAAAATGTCATGTTATATAAATAATGTTAAGATATGCCGCTTTAAACCACGAACTCTCCCGCGTCATAGAAAAAGTGTATCGTCAGGGTGCCCGCGTCATCGTGGACTACGCGAAAGAAAATTGTAAACCAGGGGAGGCCCCTGACGTGATGTGGCGCACGAACACCATGACACGGGCGCTCCCCGTGGATGCCCTCTGCGCCATCAAGTTGACCTCCTTTGGAAGTCGTGAAGACCCCGCGTTCGCCAAGAGCTGCGCAGAAAACGTCATACAGTGTGCAAAGAGGAGGGGTGTTCGAGTGTGCATCGACGCCGAGGACGTCATCTACCCAGACATGTGCACGTCGTTGATGGAGGAGTACAACACCCCCGGTCTCCCTCCCGTGGTTTACAAAACCTATCAAATGTATCGCGTCGATGCGGTACGCGAGCTCACGCGAGACCTTGAGAGTGGTGTACCCTTGGGAGTGAAACTGGTGAGGGGTGCGTACCTTCACCGACAAGGGGACGCCGTCTTCCCCTTCAAAAGTTTAGTCGATGAATCATTTCGAAAAGGGATGGAACTCGTGCTCGACGCACCGCACGCCCACACCATCGTCGCGACACATAACGCGGACGACGTGGACTTCGCCCAAAGCCATGGGTTGGAGGTCGCGCAACTCATGGGCATGGAGGACCGGGACGTGGACGTGGACTACGTGTACGTTCCCTATGGAAACCTGTGGGAATTGACACCCTACCTATGGAGACGATTTAAAGAAAGATTATCTTGGGCATAATGTAAGTGAAATGTGGCAAGTGTTCATCGTTCTCTATTTTTCCTACCTCACACTGGGTCCACACTGGATTGCGAAACTCGTGAGAAAGGAACCCCTCGACATCGTGAAAAGCCCCACGGAGTTTCTGAGACGCTCGGTGTTCATAAGCTACGTCGCGTTGTTGTACACCGCGTGGTTTCTCTATAGACCGTCGTTGTCGTCATTCTTGAATGCTCTCGCCGTGTCATTGGCAGCCACTTTGGCCTACTATAGTCGATGGGGACCGGAGAAGACCCTCCCCATGCACGCGCTTTTGAACATTTTTATCCTCGTGTCCGGTAAACAGTTTGTCGACACACAAACATTCATAACATTGGCCTTGGGTGTGTTCTATC